ATCAGACGCCCGCCAACGGGGGCGGCTTCACAAATACGAGTGTCCGAATTGTGGTTTGGTGTTATTCAGAACTCGGCGTCTGAGGGCGGAATCAGCCTGTTCAAAATGTTGTAAAATACTCAATGACGGCGTTTGGTCTGAATCCTATACATTAATAAGGGTGGGGTTGTCAGATACAAATACAGAAGAGAAGGGGTATAGTGATGGCTGAAAAAGACACACCAAGTAAAAATGAAATGAAAGCACAGACGCGGCAACGAATGGTAGGTATGTTTGAGAGTCGGGGATTGATTGTTGAATCACATTCAGCAGGGGCAGTGAATTACCTGTCTATCTCCGTTCCCGACAGCGACCAGAATTGCGGGGCCATATATGGGTCACGCGGTAAAGCGGCGAGTTTGTGGATGAAAGAACCGGCATGGGTCGCGTTGCGTGATATGCTAACTGATGAACAGAAGGATTCAATCAAGGTTGAAGATGTTGATTTATTCAGAAGAGGTTTTCAATGGGCCGTTCATTTTGAAACGCCCGATGATTCGCATTTGGAATTAGCAGTCAAAGCCTGTGTTGAAGCAGGTGTTACTCGTTGGGAAAATAAAAAAGTTCGTGTTGCCAAACAGTCAGCGGCTAAAGAACGCCGGATTGCTAAAGAGGCAGAGATGGCTGAAAAAAGACGAAGCCCATTTCAATAAAGTCAGATTGGCTTTTCATTGATAACCGATAACTTTATTAACTTAAGCCATTTCGTTTAATTCGGGAACCGAATGACGAAACGACCACGCCGTATTCTCATACCCGTTGTTGACCCCGAATACACACATGGGGTTGTCATAAAAGACAGATATGGCCCCGACATTGAATACAAACACAGCGGCGAGCCTCTTCAACCGACCGGATTTCATTATCTCAAAACTCTTGACTTCATGGGCCTATTGACTTTACATGGCTCAATGCCACAGGCAGGTTATGAATTAGCCCATCGTGACGGGGCCGTTAGGACAGCACAGATTGTGATACCCAATATGTTCTCTTTGACCAAAGCAACAGCCACAGGGCGCAATCCCCATGATTGGTATTTGAAATCAAAGCCGGATTTCGGCTCACAATACTATGGCCGGATTGAAAAAGACGGCTCTCTTCATGTTACAGAAGAATGGTTGGAAAAGCCCGAACTCGCTAAACTACTCAATGAGATTGAGCATAATCCTCTCAAATGGTTTGACGGACAGCGGGGTAAAAATTGGGTTAGACTAATGACTCGCAACAACAGTAGGTATGGAACTGCCAAAATCACAAATTGGGAATCAGTAGTGTTGAGTATGGGGCCACAGGCTCAGAGAACATCAACCATGAAAATTAAATCTGTGACGGATAGGCGAATGTGGGTTGACCGAACTCTGGATGCGTGGCGTTATCAGATGCTTGAATTAGACGGCGAGCGTCAGTGGACTAAACTTGGGATTCGTGCGTGGGTTATTCTTGATAATGAAACCAATACTGAAATAATGAGATACCCATACGAAAACTCACGCCAACTCAGCACCATGAGGGGGGCGACAGATGAATGGTCGTCTTTGTGGCTTGATGATGGTATGACTCTGCTATCCATCAAAGAGATATATGAATCCAAACGGTAACTGAACACCGTGAATAACCGCCCACAACAAATCATCATCTATGGCTCTGGATAGTATCTGTGTGTCATTGGGGGATGGGGATTCAACCTGTATTGCAGGTTGGATGCTCGCTTTGTCTGTCCTCATTGAATTGCTGTTTTATGTTGCAGTATTCTTGGGCGGAACTCGTTTGTTGTTCAACATTCGTGAAAGGCGAGCGAAAAGGCGCAAAACTCGGTGGCCGCCGCGTTGACTTTATTCGTGATGAACAAACTCGCTTAGTGTATAGTGGGGTCTATCGTGTCGCATAGTAATAGATTGACGCCGACTCAGGCGAGGGAAATCGCGCTCTATCCCGACAGATGGGTTCAGTTTTTCAGAACTATTGAGGGGCATCCATTCAGTCTTGAAGAGCGACCATATCTAATAGATATATACCGAGAGTTTTTACCAACGACCAAATGTGAGTCGGCCAAAATCGTTGTGTTGAAATGTAGTCGCAAAGTGGAAAAAACTGAAACCATCTGCAACTTGCTTCTGTATGCGTTGCTGAACATTCCGTATTTCAAAGCGGTCTATACTGCACCACGACAGCCACAGGTTACTCGCTTTGTTGAAGAGCGATTCAACGGTGCGCTGATGAGTTCCATCAACAATGGCTGTCTGATGAAAACTCGCCACAAAAACTCGGTGAGCCATCAGACATTTGATGTGGGTGCGAGGTCGCTGAATCATTTTTACGCATATTCAAATTGGGGCGGCGCAGAAGGTCTGCTTGGGATTGACGCCGACTTATGTTGTATTGACGAATACCAAGACAGTCACGGTGACTCGTTGCCGATGATGTTAGAGATGTTATCACAGTCAGATTACAAATGGGTTGTTGTCAGTGGAACTGCTCGCGAACAGGGTAGTGGGTTTTACAAACTCTGGGATAAAAGCACGAAGGGCGAATGGGATGGTGATAGATGGGTTCATGGCGAGTCTGACACAGAGATTATTGGTTATCATATCACACAGGCCATGCACCCCGATATTACTGCGAAAGACATTGAGCAAAAAAAGCAGACTTACACGCCTCGCAGATTTCAAAACGAAGTGTTGGGCGAGTTTTTCGCAGGCCATACGAAGCCTCTGACTTTCACAGATGCGTTGGCAGTTTGCGATAAGGATTTGAAAATCGTGCGGGGTATAGCCCCACCCGAAGAATCAGTCATGGGTATTGATTGGGGAAAACAAACAACGGTTCTGATTATGAGTCTGGATGGCACGATTCTAAATGCTATCAAACTTGATAGCAGAGCAGAGGATGAAGTCGCTGAACTGAAAACTCTCATCAACGATTACAATTGTGTGTCTGTTGTTGCAGATATTGGATTCGGCGCACGACAGGTCAAAGAACTTCAAAACGAGTTTGGCGAGCGAGTCAAATCATGTTATTACTCATCACGACCAATGACGCCGTTTGAGTTCAAAAAGCGTGACAACAATCGCAATCTAATTTTCATGTGTGTTGTTGACAGAACCACCTATGTTGAAAGCACAATTGAGTCAGTCAAAAAAGGTGAGGTCAAGTTACCGTATTCTGACGATTCGTTGGAATGGGTAATGCACGAATGGTGCGCTCTGAACTCAAGCGTTGAAACTGATTTGGAAAATGAGCGACCAACACGAAGTCAAACTTTGACAAAATATGGTCGTGATGGTGACGACCACGCGTTTCATTGTCTGCTCTATGCGCGTCTGGCTCTTGAGTTCGCGGCTGAAATGGGTGAACCGGAGATACGAGTTTTCGGCGGTGTGTGATACAGACTTGGCTGTTAAGGGGTCTGGGAGGCCCATACAGGCACTAAAACAGTCAGAGGTAGGTATAGTCATAAAAAGTGTTTGCGTGGAAACGCCCATTTTCAGACTTGAATCGCATCATTTTCATACATATCTGTTTTTCATTGATATACCAATATGCTTATATACCCTAACCCCCTCTCATAGAATAAGGAGAGGGGTTGAATGGGTGTAGGCGGTGGTAACGCAATTGGAATGACTAACTATTGTAAATATGATAGCGATAAAACCGGCTATTGGATGAAAGCAATCTCCGATAAGAACGCTCGCTATGACGCTCAGTATGACAAAGACGCTCAAAAAGCAGACCGTGACTTTGGAATGAATCACGCTGTTAAAATGGGATGGTATGATGCAGACCGTTGGACTCACATGGATAAAGCGGCTCACGCTATGAACTATGATAATCACTATCACCGTCACATGAAGAACTTTGTTCGTGCAAAGGGTGGCGACCAATATATGGGTAACAACGGCCACAACCGTTTCATGGCTGTTTGGTGGGATGCCTACTACGACTTTTGGGTTGATTCCGATGATAGTGCTACTCGCTCTGACGCCTCTGCTGTTGCTTACGATGCTATGGCTGACCACTATGGTTACGA